CATTAAACACCTTATTAGAATTATGAACAGTCCTTCAGACTCTCTCATGGAGAGAGATAAGAAGAAAAGTCATGACCCTAAGATCGGTGAATAATGCTACTCATACTCCTCGAAGAGTTAGTTCTGGGTTAGGTAGTGGGGCCCTTCCGACGATCAAAAGTCGGTCCGGTCCTACACTAATCCTACCTGTAACCATTTCTTTACCGAAGTGGACAGACTCTTTGACTACACTACTTGCCATAATAAGCAAGTCTAACACGTCTAGTAGCCATGCTATACACGATTCACTCTATCTAGCCGGATATGAATTATTAAATTCATCTCTTTGAGGTTCAATGGACAAAATCAAATCAATAAGAGACAAACTCTTAGTTGACTTAGATACAGACACCAGAGCCCGACAGTGATTTAGTATAAATATGCTAACAGTCATGCCTTGTAAGCTTGACTATGCTTATAATACTGAATATATTATCGGTTCTGGTGTGAGACCTATCACAGAATATAATTATTATTATTATCTGATGATCGATGCTCATGTACCAAAAGTATTCTTAGAGAATGTCTTAATAGTATTAGGTTATCTTCCTACTCCATATTGGAGAGTTAGAACACTTTTGACTATATTGAACTTGACAAGAACATTGTACGTCAAAGATAGGCTTCTAGGTAAGAACATCAACTCTAGGCTCTTAACGGATCACTCCGTGAGTACGGTCTTTATGACCTCACCGAAGAGTTTAAATGAACTTTCTCTAGTTGCCCGATCATGAATTCAATCACTTCTATCCAACAAAAGCGTCTTAAAAGGTGTCTTACCTGTTGGTATATGATATATATCATCTATCAATAAGATTATTACACCTCGAGAGACAAGTAGTGGTACTGGATCAACGATGGCCACATGGATGCTCCACTGGGGCGCTATTGGTCGTGGGTTATACCCATCGACCTCTAGTACCCTATACAGCATCTTGACTGGCTTCTCGTTGAGAGGTACTTCCTATGCTGATGCGCTAGATAAGTGGAAACTGTATATCGCTACCGATGAAGTTTGATCTAAACTCAAAACACTTCTAAAATTCACACGAACCATAAATTGGTTCGAGTACGTTGCTGAAGTTAAATTGATAGGAGATAAGGGTGGTAAAGTACGATCAATAGCCATGATGGATCATGTGACACAAATATTGTGTCACCCGATCTATTATATGGTTAAGAAAGTCCTGAACCTTACCCCTAACGACTGTACAGATAATCAACACCTAGGGGCCGCTTATGCGGCTTCTATGATGAGAGAGAACGTTAAAGTTCAATCTATAGATGTATCTGCTATTACAGATCGTTTCCCATTATTTATTCAGTTAATAGTACTACGTGAACTATTAGAGATGCTCGGGTTCAAGAAAGACTTCGTCCGGCAAGCAATAGCAGGGCTACGAGATTTGTTAGGTTCTAGTCGGTCATTTAAAATCATACCATTTGGGTCGACCATCTCATCAATACGTTATGAAGTGGGACAACCAATGGGTACTAATATAAGTATCCCGTTGGCGGCACTTTCTCACCATGTTCTTGTACGCCTTGCGGCATACAGAGCAGGTTTGAATGCGGCCACGTTCTCTTCATATCGTATATTGGGTGATGACCAAGTAATGGCAAATAGTAAAGTAGCTGAATGCTATCTTACACTACTG